CTGCCATCACATCTCCCTGGTATGGATCCTGATGATCACCTGGCTTGGATCGGTGTACTTCCACTGGGCCTCAGTCCCAGTGGTGAGAACAGCATAGGTCTTGCCACTTTCCTGGATCCTGTCCCCCTTCCTCGGCAGCGTCTGGGATCCTCCCAGTATCAAGTCCGCAACGCGCACCAGGTAATCTCTGGACTTGACCTGCTCGATAACCATCCCATCCTGGGTTATCTCGTGATCAGATCGGCCAGTGACCACCTTTGAGAGAGCCACCGACTGGGTAGCCGATGGCCTCTCGTAGGTGATGTTCACGCCATGGACCACCTGCAGTGCCCGATAGGCATGCAGGGCCGCTGCCGCAAAGGGGGTGCTCATTACGTCAGCAGGGCCTCAGTGGAGCTGATCCGATCGGTGACGATGATGGGCACGCCAAAGGATTCCTGCGGGAATGGCGCAGGTGATCCAGTTGGATTGGTCGCCGTCCGGCTGCGCTGCAGCTGGCCGAGCGATCGCCGATTCATCACGCAGACCGTTGGGCCTCGGCCAGCTGGGAATCGCTCGATTGCTTGGCTGATCAGGCTGTCGGTCAGTCCTTTGCCACTGTCCGCAGTCAGGTTAGCGATTCTAACCGCACTGTTGACGGTACCGACCTTGAGACCGCACCATCCGTGGATCGAGTGAGCCAGGGCCCAGAATCGGCCAGTGCTCGATCCTGCTCGCTCCACTCGGGTCCGCTCGCCGATCGAGATCACGCCCTGTGCACCCCAGACGAGCTGGAGATCTTCCTCACCCATCCGCAGCAACCAGCACGATGAGCCGGTAGCCGCAGTGGTACCAGCAGCATTCACCACCTGTGCGTCTGCGATGTTGTTCAAATTCGTCTGCTGGGCCAGACCATCGAAGCCACCGGCCTGGTTGCCGGTGCCGTAGATAATCTGCTCTTCGATCTCAGCCATCGCCTGGCGAAGGTGTGAGATCGCCTCGATCCCCATGATGTGATCGACACCACGATCATCAACCAGCGCGGCTGCTTCGTCCACAGCGAAACTGGCATCGAGGAATCGCAGAGTGGTGGTGACGGTGGTGTAGGTGCCGATGGTGTTTTCAACCCCATCGTTGACCGCTCGGAAACCAACCGCTGGGTTGGCCGTCTTTTTGTTGTACACGAACGTGGCACCGGCAGTGGTTCGGGCTGCCATCGCTGCCACGAGTGGCGACTCGTCGAGCACATCGCTCAAAAGAAGCTCCATGTCGACCTTGTTGAAGGCCACCACATTGGCACTGGTCAGGTAACTATCAGGCATGTTGTTTGCTCCGTCAAAGACTTTCTGGAATGGGTAGAATCAACTGGCTCTGGAGAGCCGAAACTAGTTAGCCAGGGCTGCGCCCCACTTGCTCGTCACAGCAGAGCCGCCTTTGGCTTTCAGCTCTTCCTGCTTCTGCAGGGCTCTTTTCTTTTCGTCGCTGATCTCGATCCGTGGAGCCGAGGACAGTGCCTCTGGTTCTCCAGCTGCTGCCCGCGTGGCGGCTGCCAGTCGAGTCTCGAGATCTGCTACCTTGGCCGACAGGTCGGCATTCTCAGCTCGCAGCTCGGTGGTCACCTCGGCAAAGCATTCGGTGATCGATCGGCCTTCCAAAAACCACTTCGCGCCGCGATCCCCGAATGTCTCGAGGTACGGCTTGGCCGCGTCCAGAGTCAGGCCAGCAGGAGCCGCAGGGGCCGGAGCTGTGGTCTGATCCTGGCCAGCTTTTCCCGCTAGCACTTCATCCATAATGTCCCTTCCATAATGCTTGGACAAAAAGGAGCACATCCTTTCAACCACCTCGCGGGGCTCCCGATCCGCAAAGTGGGTGTTCACAATCCAGCTGGTAAGAGCTGGCAGGCCGGCCATGGTGGTCATATCGAACAAGCCGCCGCGGGTAGCTGCTGGCTCGTCAACGATGTCGATCGCTCGCAGGCCGTCCAGCCGCAGAGGAATGACTTCGCCTTCTGGCGGTTCCTGATTCATCGAGAAGTGCAGCCTGGTGGCAGCGCTGACCCCAAAGGCCTCAGGATCCTCCTCGGCCAGGTCCATGACGTAGGTGGCCAGGTCGCCGTTGGGGGTGTCGAAAGCAGAATCGGCCAGCTGCAGATCAGCGTAGACCGCATCGCCATCCCGCCTGAAGTTGGTCCACCGGCCAAGGTACTTCCCGAATCCGTCATCACTCATGCTGGGGTGGGTGTACCTGGCCTTTGTGCCTTTGTTGTACGACCTGCCAAAGTTGACCACCTGGTCGAGAGTGGTCTCATCGACCTCCCAGGGCCGGCTGTCATTGACTCGGCCAAGCTGCATCACCTTGGCACCATTGATCCGTCTGGCCTCTCGATCGACTCCAACCATGGGAGCCGCTCGCATGGTGGCCGTCCGAAAGCTTTCAGCTGCTGCTTGAATCGTCGCCATTGTCTTCCTCTCCGTTGCTTTCGTCTTCGTCATCTGGCTCGTCCGCCTCTTCCTCTGGCTCCATCGATGGGGCTGGCCCTGGCGGTTGCTCAGTGGTGGCCGCAGACATCCCCATCTCCTCGAGGAATCGCTCCTCTTGAGCCAGCTGGCGGACAACATCCCGCCAATCGTCGCCGTATCGTTCGCGCCTGATCTCTGACCTGGTGCGCAGTTTGTTCTGGATGGCGAGCACATCGCCTGCGATCTCGTCCTTTGGATTCCACCAGGGCATGCCGGCAGGGATCCAGTCCCATTTCAGGTCATCGACGGTGTAGCCTCGAGGCAGCACAAGAGCACCTTCAGCCACCCAGCTCAGGATCTTCCAGACTGTGATTCGATCGAGGATCTCGACGATGTCAGCCCGTTTGCTTTTCACACTCTGCAGATACTGGATCAGTGCAGCGCGACTGCCAAAGAAATTCGTGAAGCTTTCATCGTAGAAAGACCATGGAATATCTAGGCTCTTGAGCGCCGCCTGCATGCAGATCGTTAGGAATGCCTGGAATTCCGTGGAGGGGTGCCGGCTCTCCAGGAAATCCATCTTATCCCCTGGATCAAGCTCGACCTTTACTGGGCCTCGGCCAAGATCGATCTGATAGCTCGAGCCGACCTCCTCCTCGTCGTCCGAATCCGCCATCTCTCGAGTGATCGCCAGAGCAAAGAGCTGGGTGATCTTTGCCTTAGCTCTTGCGTAGTCTTTGACCTCCATGCTGTCCTGGAATTCGGCAATGGCCGACACCAGTGGGGAGACCCCGCGCACCTGGTCGAATGAGTCCCAGTAGGCCAGCTGCATGCAGTTGCCGGCCAGTACCTGCTTTTCTTCCTCATAGCGTCCATCGCTGTGACGTTTGAAGACCTGAACTGCGGACATTCCACCGCCTGGATTAAGCCGGATTCCATGGGTCCAGTTGGTGCCACCATTGCCATTGATCTGGCTGGTTGGATTCTGGATCCGGTCGCCTTCGATCCCCTGCAGTTTGCCGTTTACCTTCACCAGGAAGATGTCGCCATCGAGCACCCGCCTGGCCTCGGCCAATCGGATCATGCGCCGCAGGGAATGCCTGGCCGCGACATCGCAGTTGATCGGCCTGGACCACCAGGCCATCAGCGACTCGAGCCGCTCATTAAAAACCGGATCCTCGGTGCTGGCCTGGAAGGTAAAAGTGGAAACGAAATCCAGGTGCTTTCTGACTGCCCAGGCAGCCACTGAGTAATTCCGCCAGAGCTCTCGAGCTCCTTCGATCACTCTTTTCCGTTTGGTCGAATCCAGCAGTGCATCGCTGGACTGGATCCTGGTGCCAGGGTCCCGCCGCTGGTTGCCAGCTTCGCCTGCGATGTATCGCCCAAAAAGGCCTTGAAGTCGATCCTGTACCTGTTTGATCATGGGCCGTGGCTGTTGCCTAAGTTGAAGGTAGAGAATCGGGACTTTGCGCGAGAGTAGCGAATCACCTGCTTACGCCACATCTCGAGCTCTTTGACCGCAGCCTCGCGCTGATACTGGACATAGGCTCCATCGATCGACACGGAGAAAATTTCAGCCCCAGTGGACAGCTGCTCTTCAAAGACAGCCACCATCTTCTTGGCATGCTCGAGTTTTTGGATTCTTTGATCGTGCATGCTGAAATGATATCGTGCCTGATCTTTGATCCTCTCCTTAAATCCCTTGATCTGGTCCAGGATCTGGAGTGATCGGCCAGACCTCGCGCAGGGTAAAAGGGCTCTCGCATGCTTTGCACCGAACGTGATAAAGCTTGATCCGGTTTCCATCATGCTCAAATTCATGATAAGCGCCGGACTGCTTGAGAACTCCAGCAGCTTGGCTGCAATGTGGGCAAACCGGCATTGTGATCGTTGCCCTCAGCTTGGGCTGGTCGGCTCGCTTCTTGGTGCTCATAGATATTCCACCCTCCTTGATCGTTTTGGCTTTGGTCCGTGCGATGGAATCGGTTGCTCTGGAATTGGTGCTCCAGTTGGAGAGCCTTCAATGGATCCCACAGCAGCGCGAGATTTCCTGATCTTTCGGCCAGACTCGCCCTCTAGTCGGCAGCCTTCGACGCTGGCCGCCACACAGCAGCCGACCAGGCAATCGAACCAGTGATTATCTGGCCGGTCTGGCTTGTGCTTCCACTCGTCAACTGTCCGCCCTTTACCCTCTGTTCGAACTGGGTATTCCGCCCGTAGGTGCTTGGCCAGGGTGGCATGCTCGTGCGCGTCGCCCTTGTGCAGCACGAGGCTGCCGCTGGTCCCTGGTTCGGTCGCCAGCCTGGAATGCAAAAAAGACTTCCAAAAATTGGTATCGAAAAGCACATGCCGGATTGGAATGTCTTTGGCTCGATCGATTCGCCAATGCTGGCCGGTGGCTCTGCCGAATCGTTTCACATGGTGTGCATTCAGTGGCTCACTGCTTGCCGTGATTCCTCGTCCGTGACTTGGGAAAAGAATCGATCGGTGGAGGCTAGTCCGGCAGAACTCATAAACCAGGTTCCTCGACTGGCCCCAGTTGGCATCAATCATGATCCGGCTGAATGGCACCTCAGCGCCCGCTGCACTCTTCCACTGCTTAGTGGCCAGGTGGTGAACCAGGTCTTTTAGTGCCTTGGTCAGCCGCACCTCGAGCGAGTCAGCAGGGTACAGCTTGGAAAGTGTCTTTCTGGCTGTCGACAGCTTAAAGTTGTTTCCGCGCTGCTGTGGCCAGGCTCCATACTCCACCACTGTGCCGGTGAAGTCAGATCGCCAGGCCACCACCGACCAGAAGAGCATTTCCTTTTGCACATCGATAAAACCGACCAGCTGGTCGGTGTGCTCCTGCAGCTGCCCCTTGGCAGTGATTCCAACCCGATCACAGATCTCCTTCTCGCCGAGGATCGAATCGTCGGCCTGCTTTTCCATGGGATGGTTTTGGTACTCAGCCCAGAAGCTCTCTTCGTCCCTGAAGTAGAGATTCATAGCGTTCTGGATCGCTGAGAGCTCATCTGGGTTGAATCGCTCGGACCAGGACGCCTCGCAGCCCGAATCCATCGCCGCCTGGTTCTCTCGATAAAACTCAGTCGCCTCCGCCCCTTCGCCGCCATTCCTCAGGCTGGCTTTCTTTATCTCGTAGTATTCCTGCCACAGGTCCATGTTTGACGGCATGCCATAGAGCAGCTGGGTGCGCTCGCCATGCCACTCTGGCGACTGCTGCCGATCGAGGGCAGTATCGGCCAAATCGCCCTTGCGAATGACAGTGCATGGCATGACGCCAGCGATCTTAACCCCAGGCCCAGAGAGCCCGAGCACATCGCCGTTTATCGTGGCGATCCGGTTATCGGTCTGCAGGTTGCTGTGGGCTGACTCTCGCGTTTGTGGATCGTCAGGGATGACGTAATCCGGTCGCAGCACTTCGCCGTTGGGGGTGGTGTACTGCTGGCCTCTGACGTCCCCAGTAATACCGCAGACCGACACCACCGATCCGCTGGCCTTGGATCCTGGGATCGTTGGCAGGATTAGCAGATTGGACAGCCACTGGATCCCAGTGGGCTCGCCCTGATAGGTCTGACCTCCTGCTCTAGCAGCTCGCCCCTCCAGTTGCCGGATCGGAAAGCACACCTCGGGGAAGTCCTCCAGTAGGAGGCTGTTAAATCGCAGCTCAGACTTGATCGAGCTGAGCAGCTTTTCTGCCTTGCCTTCGGTGGCACCGATCAGGCAGGCCCATCGCCGATATCCGTATAGCAGGGACCACAGAGCAGCCGTCACCGCCAGTGTGGTCTTGCCGTTGCCTCGAGGCATGGCCAGAGCGAACAGTCCGCCATGCCTCACAGTGATCTCGATCCGGTCGATCACCCGCAGGTGATCCCTGGACCACCCCAGGGAAAAGGCTGCTGGCCGGTAGGTCTCGCAGAACTGGCGAAAAGATTCAGCACACTTTTTCCGCCGCTTGGGATTCTCGATCTTTGGTAGCTCGCCAATGTCAGATCCGGCTGCGCGGAGGGATCGCATTCGCTCCGCCATCTTTTGCCGGTGCTGCTCGTAGCTTTTCTTATCCAGCTTGGCTGGCATCAGGGAGACCCGAGGAGGCTGTTGAGCTCGAGGGTACCGATGGCATCCTCAGGAATTGTCACATAGACCACCTGGCCGGTTCCCCGCTGGCAAGCATACCGAATGCCAGGAGTCAGGTCGGTAAACTGTGCCACTCCAGCCCCATTGCTGGTAGTGGTCCTGGTTCCGGTGTCGATCGCCAGACCGGTGGATCCATGGGGCACCGCGGTGGCCTGCATGGACATCGTAACCCCAGACTCTGGCAGACCGTTGACCCCTAGGCAAAGCCAGTAGCCTGTGACGCCACCAGGTCCGCTGGGTGTGATGGAGATGGCCGTCAGGGTGTAGGTCTGGGTCTGGTTCGCGCTGACCACCAGCACTGCGCCGCCAAAGGTCGCATTGGGCGATCCGATCCCCACCACCCAGCTGCCATCATCGACATTGAAGGTAATCTGGCCAGAGACGTTGGTCGAGCCGACGTAAGTCTCAGCCGCCTTGGTCAGCCGCACCCTGGCACCCTCCACCGGTGCTCCAGCTAGAAGGACCGTGATGGTCACTGTTCGCGCGCCGGTTCCGGTTCCACCACCGCCGCCACCGGTTGGTGCCAGGCTGAGTGCACTGGCCGTCCACTTGGCATTCGGTGTACCGCTGCCAGTGATCATCGTCACCAGGTCGACCAGGACCGACAGGGCCGCCACTGCATTGGCCACCTCGGTGGCTGCCGAACTGGCGAGGGCATTGGAATCGAGTGCACCTGTCTGGAATGCCAGGTTGGTGATTACGCCTGGCTGGATTTCGTGGACGTCAGCGCCGATGTGCCCAGCGCCGCTGCCTGTCACCTTCACCGTCCGATTGTCATTGTCGCTGATCAGGATCCGGTCGCCAAAGGATCCATTGGCGTAGCCAGCGCTCGGCAGAGCATTGAGCACAGCATCCCGATTCTGGTTGGCCGTGGGGATGTCCCCAACCGCAGCTGGCAGGGCTGGAAGATTGTCGGTCTTTGCTTTGATCGCCTGGAGGACCGTCAGGCTGTCGTAGTCCACCACCGCCCCAATCCACTCGCTGTACCTCGCCTCGCCACTGACGGTGCCAGAGATCGTGACGCGCAGGCTCTCCGCTGCATGGGTGCTGGCCACAGTGTAGGTGAAGGTGTACCGACCAGTCGCTGGATTGGAGACCGCCGACAGATTGGCCGATCGGCTTGTGCCAGCTGCATTGGCCGCCGCGATCGTCGGGGTGGAATCAAGGTTTACCAGCTTGTCTTCGTCGTCTCTGACGATGACAGTGAAAGCATAGACCAGGCTGCCAGACTCTGGGATTTCCATCAGTGGAGCTGCGTAAACATTTACCTTGGCCGAAAGATTGTTGAGCCCCTGGACTGCCGACAGGATTGAGGCAGCCGTTGCCTCCTTGGCCAGGATGGTGGACGCCTCGATCTGGGCTAGGGTTGGCCGATTGGTCAAAGTGGTCTCGCTGGCCACCGAGGCTGGCAGTGTGACTGGGGCTCCAGCTGTGATCGCCTGGCCGGCAAACCGCCGAACGTCACCAAGGCCGTTGGCACTGTCCAATGCCTTATCAAAAAGAGCATCAAAGACAGTGGGCTCCATCACCATGTAATGATGGTTTGACATGCTCATGGCTGAATTGTTGACGCTGATGGAGGCCCTGCCGATGGCATCTGTGTTGCCGGTGCTCAGTATGACCAAGTAATAGCCGTTGTGAGAATGAGTGGATGTGGTTGGACTGGCCAGCGCAGCAGTGCTGCCGACCTTGGTCAAATTAAAATCTCCAACCACAGCAGTGGTGACTGCCAGGCCTGAAGAATCCAGCACAGGCCCAACCAGTACGGTAGCCGCCGTGTTTTGACGCAAAGCCTGCACTATGTCAGCCCTCCACAAATTAGCCGCCGCCTGCGGTTGCCACCTGTCACACCTTCGAACGCATTCCGCCATCGTTTTGATCTCAAGCCAGAATGCCGGCCATCACGCCACATCTGGTACACCTCAGATGGTGTGTGTACCACATTGTAGACTCTGGCATCGTCCGCTCGCCCAAGATAAAAGCTGGCTGCTGAAACTCGAAAATACGCGCCAAGACTTAGCCTGTTTAATGTCATAGTCCGAGCAACAGTA